CAAGAACATTCTGGAATAACCAGATGAACCCGTTGATAATGCCTGTGACAATATCCACAACCACCTGGATTACGGTTTGAATACCGTTCCAGATTGGTATCACGATGGTCTCGTACAGCCATGTGAACACCGGCGCAAGAACATTCTGGAATAACCAGATAAGCCCTTGAATGATCGTGTAAATGACAGCAGCTACAACGGTAATGGCGATCATAATACCGGTCCAGATCGGCTTCACCACGTTCTCGTACAGCCACATGAAAATGTCACCGAGAACCTGCAATCCAGCCTGCACTGGCGGCATGAATGAGGTATTCCACCAGTCCACAAAAGCACTGACAACGGATTGGATGAACCCAAAGACCGGCTTCACAATGGTCTCGTACAGCCACGTGAAATGATTGCCGTACTCATTCAGCGCGTTCTCGTTCCACTTCAAGAAATCGTTCTGGAACCAGTTCACGAAACCGGTGATGGTCTGAGACAGCCAATCCCAAACCGGCTTAATCAAGTTCTCGTAAACCCACCCGAAAACTTCGCCGAATCCCTTGACAGTCGCATCCCAGGCGGGGCCGAAGGTAGAGTTCCACCACTCAAGAACGCCGCCAAACGCTACTTGTAGAGCCGGGGCAACATTCTGAGAAAACCAATCCACAGCAGCAGCGACAGTATCAACAATCCACGTGAACACCGGCTTCACGATGGTCTCGTACAGCCACGTGAATGCCGGGCCTATCTGCTGCACAGCCCGCACGATGCCGTCAAAAACGAACTTTATGTCGTTGATGAAGAGCTGGAAACCGGCCACGAATGCGGGCACAACGTTATCGACAATCCAGCCGAACGCTGCGGAAATTCCTTCTCCGATCGCGGTGAATACTGGAACAACATTTTCGCTAATCCAGCCGATCGCATCCGAAATTGCCTGTACAATCCAATCCCAGGCCGGTTTGATGTAACTCTGGTACATCTGCACGAAGAAATCGCCGATCGCGCCAATGACTGCGCCAATAAGCGGCGCAACCTCATTCTGAAACCATTCCACGACCGCGCCGATGGCCGCCTGAATGGCTGCGAATACGGAATCCACAAAATCGCGGAACCAGCCAATCTGGTTATAAGCCAGAATGAACGCGCCAATAATGAGAGCGATACCGGCGACAACCAGAGCAATAGGGGCGATAACTCCCCATTCAGAAACAGTCAGACCCCAAAGCGCGCCTTCCTGAACACCAGTTGCGATGCTCCAGGCAGTGGTGATGGCCGTTGAAATACGCACATAGGCCATATACGCTTTGATGGTGGCAATGGCGGCCGCGAGACCTGCTGTAATCGGCAGCCAAATATTAGATGTCCCCGCGAGGAATCCTACGAAACCCCGGATAGCAGTGCCCAGCTCGTAGAAAAAATGAGACAGACCGCTATACGAATCAGAGCCGTCCGTAATCCCGGACAGCCCCTCGAAGAATTCCTGCACACTATAAAGCGCGCTCACTAGAAACGGGAGTACCTGCTCCCGCAAAACAGGAAGAATCAGCTCCAGAAAAAACTTCTTGATAGCTTCCCATACAGACCGTAGCGCGAACGCGACGACCTCCATAAAACCAGCAAAACCAGAGGAAGTAACATCACCATCAAGGTTGTTCCATGAGGCGACAAAGGCTCTGACTCCGCCGGTAACCTCCGTAAGGATGGGCTGTAAGAACTTTGCCAGCACGTCCATGACGCTAGTAATTGCAGGCAGAACAGCGGATCCTAACTCGGCGCGGAAATTCTCCCATGAAGCCTGTGCCACCTGAACCTTATGCGCATAGGTATCAGATTCTCGGTTAAAATTTCCCTGTGCATCTGTGGACTGCTCAAACAATAGTTTTTGCGTGAGAAGTTGCTTCTGCTGCGTCGTGAACGCACCGCCGGTCTTATGAATCCCCAGCTCCAAAGCACGAGCAGAGAGCGCCGCATCGTTAATCGAAATACCATAGCGCTCAATTGGGTCTGTCTCGCCACGAAGCGCCGCGCTAATCGCCTCGATTGCCTCCTTTGTGCTGCCCCCGTACATTGACGCGAGATCAGCACCGAGTGCGATTAAGTCGTTTGTTTTTCCTGCCAGCTCATCAACGCTAGTTCCACCGTTCTTGAGTGAAGCACCAAGCACCGAAGCTAGTTCGTTATAAGCGTTCTCGCTGATGCCGAGCGATGTTGCTGATACCTGTGCCCATTGATGTACCTGCTCCGCAGAACTTTTGAATACCGAATCAACCGCGCCGATCGACTGTTCTAAATCGCCCGCATCGCTAATCGCATCTTTACCAAACGAGAAGAGCTTCGCCCCCGCGAACAGACCGCCGCCTGCAAGAAGCGCTTTCTTGAAAGTGGAGGCAAAAATATTTGAAGACGACTTCGCGGATTTCTCAGCCTCATCATCAGCAGAGGCGAACGACTCCCGGAAACCCTTCCGGGCAATCGTTGGTAGCGAGGCGAACCCTTTACGGAAAGTGCCTGCGATCCTTCCGAATACGCTCCCGCTTTTAGCGGCGGAATCACCGAGTTCGTCATTCGCTTTTTTCGCCTCGTCCAGGGACTTTTTGGCGCTCTTGAGTGCGTCTGCATGCGAGGCTATCTGCGTGGTTGCCGTACGTGAAACATTCACATACTTCTCACGAGCAGAGGTAACTCGTGCTTCCGCGCTCTGAACCGACGCGGCCGCATTCGTAGCAGCAGACCGAGCCGAAGATAGTTTAGACTCAGCGGCGAGAATCTGCGCAGAGGTAGCATTCTCGTTCGTACGCACTGCCTGCAGGTTCGCTTCGGCAGCCTCAACCAGCTTCACCTTCGCAGCGTGCGCTTCGGTTGCTGCACTCAGCCGTGTCTGCGCCGCAACGATAGCATCAGCTGCCGCTTTACGTTTACGCGCCGAAACCTCGACAATCTGAGTCATTCGGTTTTCAGCGTCAGAAACCTTCTTCTCAAGATCGCTTAAATCGGCAGGCTTCGAATCGTTGAAAGATTTCGCCATAGCCTCGCCCATTTGCCGCCCGGCTTTAGCCCCGATCGACTGTGCCCCAGAAAACGCAGAAGCTATTTGCTTAGACAGATGGGAGGTCTCAGCGGTAAGAGTGACATACCCGGTCGCCAATTCTACTGCTGCCACTGAGATCACTCTCCATCTCTCTATGCTGTTAGTTAGGATTCGCGGCGCTCTAAAAGTTCTGCCTCGAATTCCTCAGGTGTCATTTTTGCCATCGTGAGCTTCTTCGGCTGCTCATCCCACGGCCGTTTAGCCGGTTTAAAACTTTGCAGCTTCGACCTAGCCTTATCTCCGGCACGTTGCAGGTTCGCAACGATAAGAAGCTCAGCAACCCGGCGGGATTCATCCACACCGGGCACATACCAGTGCCAGTTATCCGGGTCTGTGGCACGGTGGATAACCCCGCCGAGCGGATCAGTCTCAATTGCAGCGACAATATTCGCCCAATTTGAGGTACCCGTACGGGGTTTATCCCAATCCAAACCGACCTGGAGCAACCGCGTACGAACCGCGGATTCATGCTCACGGAAAAGGCCGATTACTTCGAGGATTTTCCCAAGAAGCTGTCAGACCATTCCTCGGTGAAAGTTTTGAACTCTTCACCGTCTAGTTCGAAGAACGCTTCCATGTCTTCTTCTGAGACTCCGGTAGCTTTAAGCCATTCATGCAGTACCGCCATGTTGCCGGTATTTAGCGCGTTCATAATTTTCATCGGTGCTTGCTTGATGTCTGGAAGCGTGAATTCGCCCTCGAAAATGGTTGATTCGAAGGTTGTCATGCGGTACTTCTTCGCAGAGCGGCGTACGTGCTTCTTACTCTTCGGTGTAGTTGCTGCCATGATGTTTGACTCCTCAAATAGGTAGGTTTGACTCCGTAAATAAGGGTTACCCCCGGGTGAGATGCGGAGTCAGACATTTCGACCCGGGGGATTCATAAGCCGCCTAAACGGCAAAACTATGTTGAGATTTAGCCACCAGGAACAACAGCGACCGGTGTACCAGCCGCAGCGGTGGGCATCCAGGTATGTTCGGCGTAGCATTCGCCGGTTTCCGGGTCTGCCAGGCACTCGATTTTGACCTCAAGAGCATCAGCTGAAGAGTGATTCAGCGACCGGTCGCCGGAAATGGTGAGCTGGCCGCGAGGAACAACATAACGACGCTTCATGCCGTTCGACGGATCCTTCGTCTCGACCGTGAAAATACGCACCGGTGCCATATCGGCATTGTGCGTAATCGAGATGATTTGACCTTCCTTCTTGACGTTGCCTTCACCGAAGAGGATTTTCAGCACCTCAAGATCAGAGGTCGAATGTACTGTGAACGACAGGGACGCGGAATAATCCGAACGCACGGTGCGAACCTTAACACCGCCCCAAACCTTCACGTCATCATCGGATGCATCCTCCGATAGAGAAACACCGTCTTCCGAAATCAGACCAAAAGTTAGAAACTTTTTATCGAGCTTCTTAGACGGGTCTTTTTCGATTACTGTTCCCAGCGGCGCGGTCAAAATGCCGCCGGTGATGGTGTCAGGCTTCGAAACAAAAATGTCGAATGTACGTGCTTCGGCCATGACTCACCTCCCTATATAGAAAAAGCCCGCGTTATGCGGGCTTGTTTGATTTGACTGTCATCTGTGCAGTCCAGACATAGGCCGGAGACCTCGGGTCATCCGACGGGAAATATTGCGGAAACGGAACACCTGCAGGCAGGTAGACCTCTGGGATTTCATCAGCAAGAGCGCGGGTATACTCCCAGATCTGCCGGGCAAGCTCATCAGCTTTCGCCGCGTTCGGGTGTCTCACCTCAAAAGAAATGCGACCGGTCATCAGCTGGTACGTGTGCACCTTCCACCCGCCGCCGTTCGTAATAAGAACAAGTGGGGTTTGCCCCGTGTACCCAGCAGGCACCTCATCGCGAGCGACCGTTATTTTCAGCTTCTTCACCAGATGCCGGTAAATGATGGTGACAGGATTCGGAAATTCAAAACGCTCAGTCACGGGCCGCGTCCATCTTCCGAATCAGCGTGTTATGTTTACGGTTATGCCTAGCGGCATGCCCGGTCGCCATGACGGAAACAGCTCCGCGAGGATCTTCTAACGCAAGCATCGTGACTTTATATCCCATGTCTTGCCCACCTGCTGCCTGTGCCAAATTATCGGCGCGACGTTTCAGATCGGCGCGTACTTGTGGGGATTGGCGGATTTGTCGAAAACCTTCTTTGTTGAGCTTGAAATTTTTCTTTCCCACCTCATGCCCTCCATCTGCGTACACGCACTTCGGTGTAGAAGATCGCGCCGGTGAAAACATTGCGGTTCACCGGCGCGATTCCCACTACCTCAAAACGTGTTCCATCGATGAGAAAAAGATCTTTCGCATCAACGGCCGTCCCGGGCTGCAAGTACAGGGTTGCTTCGGCAACATCCACCTCAGCGGCTCCATGCGATGGCTCCGAGACTGTCGGAATGTCTAGGAAGCCGTACAAGGTCTCCTGCGTCTCAGCCGGTGTCTGAAAACCGTCATCATCTGTGCTAGTTTCGCCGCGGATAATCCGTGTCACTTCACCAGCTGCCCGTGGTAGCCCTAACACGGTGTACTCCAGAGTCGGTAAGGGGCTAAAAGCTCCTTCTCGGTGCTCAATAGGCTGCCACCGGTAACTTCACCGTCCCGCGTACCAAAGGACACGTATTGCGTCCCGGCGCGCTGGGAGGTGATGTTCCCAGCTGGGGCTAGAGCCATCCGCTGCGCAAATGAATTGAGCACTTGTGTCACCTCAGGAACGTATTCGTGCCCATGTTTGAGAGTGACTTTTACTGATCCGGGGCGAGCAGGGAATACCTGCGGTTCGTTGAGATGCAGCCACCCATCCTGTGAGAACCAAAAATCCGTCACCGACACACCGTCCACGCTGAGAGACTGCACCTCGTGCACCATATTTGACGGCAACGCGAGCCGGTGCGAGCCGTCGCCGTCCAGGGTTAGCGTCTCAACCACAATCGGGGCGATATGCCATCCGCAATATGCACGGATGGCGTTTTGTGCTGCCTCCTGTGGTGAGACCGCCCCGGTGTTCAAGGCTGGATAACGCATCCTAGCCTCCTATCGCTCCTACTTGAGGGAGACCTTCGCAAAGCCCTTCGGCATGCGAGTAGCCAACGCGAGACGTTCCTCAGCGAGCACCACAAAACGGTTGTAGAGGAAATCATCGTTCACGTTGTTCGAGACCTCCACACGCAGCGATCCCTTGCGGTATACGGTTGCGGCTTGCTTGCCTGCCCCCACGAGGGCGGTACCGGCGGGAATCGCGGTTGTCTGAATGACGTTAATACCCCACACGGGCGGGTCGGTGAGAACGCCGCCAACGCCATACGGCCCGGTGAAAGGACCACCGGCGAAGTACTGCCCGTTTGAGTCCTTTGTTAAACGGAGCTTCTGGTAATCAGCAGGGTTAATCACCAGACCGTCCACCTTCAGACCGGTTGCTAGGAAAACCTGGTTCTGTGCACGATAAATCGCGTCTAGGTTATCCTCAGCCTTCGCGGAGGTCTCAGTGAGAAGACCGGAGTTCGTCAGAAGACCCTCAATCTGGTTCCCGGATCCGGTGCCGTTGAGAAGCTGAGCTTCCTCAGCCAACGCCAGCTGAACCAGCAGACGGTTATTGATCTCGGAAACTAAGAAGTCAGCGTCTTCGGCCATCTCATCAGTGAGAGACAACCAACCGGCGAGCTTTTTCAGGTGCACGGTCTTCTGCTCATAATCCGGGGGCGTAACACCGGACTTTTTCTCGTTCTGACCGACCATTGCCGGGGATCCGTGAGTTGAGTTCTCCCAGGCTTTTTCTAGAAAGTAGGTGATCGCGTTGCCGGTGATGGTGCCGGATCCCAGCCAGTTAGCGATGGTTGGGCGCTGAAGGTGCTGCTTGACGATGTCCTTGTCAATGTCAGGCAGCAACAGGCTAGATGCGGTACCTACCACGTTGGTAGTGGTAACGGTCTTACCGGGACCAGATACGACAGGGCCTTCTCCCTGCTTGAACATGAAATCGGAGTTTGCCTTGCGGTGCTCAGAAATATTGGTGAGAACACCGGTTTCGGTGAAATTCTTCACCGCGATCTCACCGAGGCTCTTCGCAGCCGGGACCCCGACCTGCTTCTCCTGTTCCTGTGCACCAGCGGCGGGATTGCCAAGAGATTTAAAGAAATCTCCGGCCCCTTCGACAGCTTCGATACGTGCTCGCAGACCGGTTGCTTCTTCACGGAGGTCATTCAGACGCTTCGTGTCTGCCTCCGTGAGAGGGTGCCCCTTCTCAGCAAGGGTGATAATTTCCTGTGCTTCCGCGCTAACGGCGGCTAGGCGTTCTTTAAGCTTCATCAGCGGTGCCTTTCTCTGTGAAAAATTGCTTGTATTCGGCTATCTGCGCGACCGAAAGCGTGCACGATTTGGCACCGGCCGGATCCTTGCCCTTGCCCGTTTCCGAGTCCTGAGGTTTGTCCGTGTCCTCGTGCTCCTCATCGCTACCGTCGGATGCTTCGTCGATAACGTCTTGAATGGTCTTCAAGGCTTCTTGAAGTTTTTTCAGTGCCGCTTCATCGAGCGTTAAACCAGCACCGCCCCCGTCATCAGTGGATGCGGGGGCGGCGGGTGCCTGGTTTTCATCTAGTTCTTTGACATCGGGTTTGGCGTGTTTCACGTCCGTTATCTCCGTCTCTGAGTTAGCGCCGACCTGTACGAGCGACACTTCAAAAAGTTTGACTTGATTGATTTCTAGGGCTGGTTCTCCCCAGGCGTTCTTTTCGGTCTCCGACATGCTCCAGTCTTCGATGCTGAAGCCAAAAGACATTTCTCGCACGATGCCGTTACGGATCAGCTCATAGGCTTTTTTGCCTTTGGGGCTTTCCAAATCCAGCTGGACGGTAACTTTTAGTCCTTCTTTGTCTTCGACGGCGGCGGTGGTGACTCCGATACACATTTCGGGGTCATCCATGCGATGCCCCCAGTAGCAGGGGATGCCCGCGCCGCCTTCACCGAAAGATTTCAAGGTCTCCGTGAACGCGCCGGGCATGACAATCTCGCCCTGGGAGTCCACATTCCCGAATTTAGAGGCGTACCCCTCGAAAATTCCTGCGGTAGTTCCTTCACCGTCTTCTTGGGCTTTCAGGTACACCACACCGGTAGCTTTATGCCGAATCGCCATGAGCTTCACCTTCCTTCAGGTGTGCGAAAACCCCCGCGGCATACGGGGGTTTATCCATCGTTTCGATAATGTTGTGCACCTTCGCGGCCAACCCGGGCGGATCGTTCACGCACCCGCGCAGATCAGCGGTGAGTTCCCGCTCGAATCGGGGGCGGTTCATACCCTTTGAGGGAATGATGCGTTCTATCCTTTCCAGGTGTTTTTGAATGATCTCGTGCGTCTTGGTGGGGTCTCCCCCGCCTTGGTTCGCAACCCCGCCATCTTGGGGGGATGCTTGACCGCCTGCAGTAACATTCAGTGGTGTTATCAGCTCGTCCCCACCTTCAACCGGGGGCAGATTCTGGATTTTTCGTGCTTCATTTCTAGTGAGCCAGGGTGCCCCGGTTGAGGTGGATAGAATAGATGCTTGCTC